TAGTCATAACTTTCATCAAAGGACCTCCATACTCTATAACATAAAAAACGGGGTGTCAACTGGGTTGTGCCAGTTACCCCGTTGTCATGCGACGACGATATTCAGTTGTATTTATCTCACCAAACGCCAGGGATCACCTGACCCGTTGCCAGATAAGATCCGACTGCTGCAATGAAACCAACCATTGCTGCACGACCGTTAAGTTTTTCTGCTTTTTCGTTAAACATAATAGATACCTCAGAAGATGCCGAAGAAGAATTTGCCAGTGATAGCATAGGACAGGAAACCAGAAACGATTCCCATCATTGCCCAGCGACCATTGTAGGTCTCTGCGAATTGTTGGGGCGATTCAAGACCCTTACGGTTGTAGGATTCTACTACCATTTGAGGCTCGCGAGCGAAGATGTTTTGTTGCCCCAGCTCGTTAGTGGTTACAGTCATTTGTAAACTTTTGTGACAGTGACATAACTATATAGCAAACCTTAAGTTTTGTCAACCCTCAAATGTAATGACATCCTGACCAGCTCCTGCAAAATTGTAGTCTACAGGACCAGCAGCGTAAAATTCGCTACCAAGTGCATTGCCAAAACTGATGCTGCTGTCATCATAACCACCAAGAATGGTGTCATTAGATTCCTTAGCAGGAGTAAGAGTATTGAGGATAGACTTCATACCCTGGTAGTGACGCCACACCTCAGAGAGGGTGGACTCATTGAAGTCAGGGTCATCCAATGCTGCTTTGAAAGCAGACCGCATAGAAAACACTGCAGTCTCAAACTCATTGTGTACATTTCTCATCGTGCTTTTACCTCGTCTTTGATGTAGCAGGGGACATTATCAGGGTCGAGCCACTTTGTATATTCAAAGTCACTCATTGCAGTATCGAGTTGCATTGCGTTGTCACACAGATACATGTCTCGATACTTACCAGTATAGGAGTCTACCTTTTGAATGCGGTAGTCTGGCATACCATTGATCTCAAGTGTGCCTGCTTGAATGTATCGATATGGGAATCGCTCAAGCAGGATGGTTGGTTTCTTCATGTGAATTGGATTAGTGATTTGTAAACCGCTTCAATATGCATGTTACCATGAAAATACCCTGCCGCAATAGTGGTCAGGGTCAGTAAGAAAAGTGCCACAAGGGCGAGAATGTTTGGGATAGGAGGTTTCATTCCGCCCAGCGTAGAGTCTTGAGATACTCTAGCACATTGTCACGCACCCACATGAGCTCGTGATAACATTCTTGATTGTGAGCGCACTGTCTCAATGCAGGATCAGGTTTATGTACACTCTCGATGAATAGATCAAGTCCTCTATTCCACCGTTCAGCATCGGTCATGTGCCCTCCGTTTGTTTCTTATATTTAACCATCAAATAAAGGAAAACCACCCAGTTATAATCATCTTTTCATAATTGGTGGTCACTCTACCTCTGTGGAAGTGTGTCCAATCTGCTGGCCAGATGACGGTGTATCCTTTCTTTGCTGGGACATATTTTTGTTGGTGAAACCATTCGGTCCCACCATCTTCAGCATCATTTAGATAAGTCATGAAGACTAAATGGCGGTGGGCGTTTCCAGGCAGAGCATTAGACCTTTCGGTATGCCACTGCTTGAAACCACCGCCTTTAGGATACCACTGCATAGACAGTGGCTCTGTCACTTGGAAGCGTGAAGTCTCCGCGAATGGAAACCTCACCAAGTAATCATTCAGGACACCCTGAAGTGCCTGCATATAGTTTTGGACATGAGGGATTGCTAGTTGAAAAGGAATGTGGAGATCAATGGACTCTTTATAGTCCTTATCTACTTCTACATCCCCATGTTTATATACTTGTCCCTCATGTCTGTTGAGTATCTCCTGATTATCCCAGAAGTCCAATAGGTTATCGACAACGGATTCATCAATATAATCTCCCCAGATAAAATCTGAATGAGGTTCGCAAAACCTACCTTTATAAACTGTGACTTCTGACATAGGATATCCCGACCAGGGTGAGTTTAGTGCCGTCCCAAGGCAGGGTCACTTGACTCCACCAGGGTAAGATTTACGTCGCTTCCAGGACGCCATCTGCAATCATAGTATCTATTAGAATCGTATAGTCCTCTTCAACATCTAGTCCCCAGAAGTGGACGTGACGGTCACTCTTGTCGCTGTAGAAGCGGCAGAGTGAAGAGAAGAGGGATGGATACTCTGTGTCAAGGGCAACGTTGCCATTAACAGCATCCTTCAGAAGTTGGAGACTTTCTCCAAAGCGATCTCTAACAGTCATGATTGACTCCTATTTGATTGTAAACCCCCCGTAGGGGATGGGAGATATCGGATTCGAACCAATGACTTACTCGGTGTAAACGAGGCACTCTACCACTGAGTTAATCTCCCACACGATCCAGGTAGGACTCGAACCTACGACCGACTGCTTAGAAGGCAGTTGCTCTATCCAACTGAGCTACTGGACCTAGTAGTTTAGAAAATGTACTTCTGTGTAGCGTCTCTTATCCTTAAAGGTATCACCAACCAGTCGCATTGAATGATAGATGTAACCAGGAAAGAATACTCCACAGTTGTAACGATCTAGAATACAGTGAGATTCAACTGCAGATTTACACCAGGGATTGACATGCTCTCCTCCTCCTTCGTATCGAAATGACTCATAGAATGATGTGCCAGGACCATAATTGTTATCCTTGTTTAGATAAACTATACAATTGATGCTGTGTGGATCTATGTGAGGAAACCAATGCCCCTTCGGTGACGAGTTTAGCATAGTCATGTTGAATGCACAATTGCCATCGAAGTGAGCAGAGAATCCTAGGTAGGAGGCGACCTGCTTATGGATTGTAAACCACATTGGATCGTATGCCTCTGTGATTGTTTGTCTACCGTCATAAAAATCTACGCCGTTACCCTGTACAGGGTCTTGAGGTTTGTGTGAAAGGATAGGACAGGAGTCGAGGTATTCAACAACTCTGTCAGGATTCTTATAAAGGTTGTCAATGAATACAACCTTAGTGCCATCAATTTCTTCAATCTTATACTCAATAATATCATTGAGTCTGAAGTCATCACCAGTAAAGAAACTCATACTCTCACAATAGGGTCTCCATCCCACATAGTCCTTTTAACTTTGTCTACTTTACCTCGTAGGTTAAACGAAATAATAGTCCTAAGTCTTTCGGATTCATTTGGCAGTGCCTCATGTGAGATTGTAGCAGGAAAGATAACTAGATCTCCTTCGTTGACTGGAGGAATAAATGTCTGCAGTCTCCCCGACCATGGATTATTGAAAGGAGAATAAAACTTTGTAGCAGTGTGATACTCAGGATCAAACTCCACATATAATACAGCAGACCATCCACTGTGTCCATGATTATGTACACCATGCTTCATGCCTCGGACAGATTTTTGACACCACATGTCAGTAAACTCGATGCGTCTACGCTCAGTAAACTCAGCAAGATACGGCTCAAGGATGTCAATTACTGTGTCAGCATAAGGAGGCAGGTGCTCTTCAGACTGATGAAAGAAATCAGTATACTGATCTCCATTACTGTCGAAGTGCTCCTGCTCAAACTCAGGCAGTACATCTAGGATCTTTTGCTTGTTAGTTTTCCAGTTTGCGATCTCATAGTGAATGATAGGGACCGAAAACATAGAGTGTAACGTCATTATGCCTCTTCATACTCACGGATCTTCGCTGCCAATGCTTCTGCATTGCCAGTGTTTCCTAGATCCAACTCGATGTGGAGTTGGTCAACCAGGAACTCAACTGTGCTCTCAAAGAAATCAATTTCATCTTGAAATTGATCAGTCATTGTCCCCTCTCCTGACTACTGTGCAATTATATATGCTAGTTGCCTGTCTCGTCAACCCCAAAGTGTTTAATAAACCACTCAGCATCTACTACGACAAGTGGTTTCTTCCGATTCTTTTTCATGAATAGTATCGGCTCGTGGTCACCAGCATTAGCACATGCCTGATCATAGGCATCATAGACATTGAGTCTCTCTACATTCTTGCACTCGATGCTGAAGGGAAACTTCGACCTGGCGTCTCTTGCCATGATGAGATCTTCTCCACCTGCTCCCATACTACGGGACTCTATATCTTCAGGATGTACATCTCTATGCTCAATGAGCATATCTCTTACCCATTGTTGGAAGCGTCTTCCTTTCCCTTTAGCACTCTGTGGTTTCATTAGTCTGCATATCCATCATCGTCATCATCAAAACGATATCCAAACCGTTTCTCTTCTGACTGCTGTAGATATTTATCTGGGTCTTCTTTGATGGCATCCTCTAGAGATTGTGCCAACAGTTTCAAATTATGGGCAATCAGTTTTACCTTTTCGTAATTCATAATGTCTCCTATAACAAAAAAAAGGACCCGAAGGTCCTTTATTTATCTTGTAAGCAGTTTGATCTCACCATAGATCATTGCAATGAAAGCGACACAACCAAGGGATACGATCCCAGTAACTTGTAGAGCTTCCATGGCGATCACTTGTTGTAGGTGTGACCACGATAGCAGAAGGTGCCATGAGTCTCAGACTCTTGACCCTGCTTGCACTCATACTGGACACCACGATAAGAGGTGTGCATGATTTGTGCATCGTGCAGACGTGCTGCTTTCTCGATTTGGTTCTTGATGATAGTAAGTGTGTTCATTAGATTGACTCCTGAGTGAATGGAAAATTAACCTTCTCAGCTTTCGCTGGATCCGTTTCCCCGTTCCTTCAGTCGTTTGCGTCCCAATACCACCCACATTCTGGTGCTGATTCCCTTACGGTCTCAACCAATTCAACCTTAAGCATGTCACTAAGGTTTTCGTTTGCCTTAATCTTCAGCATTAAAGCATCGGTTTGTTGGCAACTGAGTGTAGTGTACAGAAGTAATTCTGCTAGCATGGGATGAACGCTCCGTTCCGCGACTTACTTGCGTCCTCAGGTAAATGTACCATTGCATTCGCCTTCAACTTTTGATTTGAAATAATAGATGAGATTCCATTTCGATCGTTGATCGATATCGTCTCGCATCTGAGTCTCAACTCTGAGTTGTAGAAACCTTTCACAGGACATGTGCCACCCATAGGGTGACGGATCGTGATGGGCTAAGGCGAAAGCCAACAGTAGAGATACCATTGGATGAACGTATGATTAGTGTAGCACTAACCTATCTATTTATGCAACTACCTGTTTCTGTGCTTTTTGTTACGTTTCTTGATCGGTTTCGTAGTAGCTAGGTCCTTCTTCAGACTGCGTAAAAACTTCAAGTGGACCTTGATACCATTGATCGGGTCCAGGCCAAGTATACTTGTCTGATCCTGTTTCCTCTTTTTCCAACTGTCTCTCCTTGCCATGTATCCAATTCTTAAAGTTGGAAACCAGAGAAAGTACTTGCCTCAACATCTTGTTTGATACCTCCGACAATATAGGATTCAATCTCAGTTTCCTGAGGAGCATTTTGTTGACCTTTGCTATTTAGCCAGTGCTCTGTCCAGGGCAGAGGATTATTCTTTGCAGGAATATCAAATGCAGGCTCCAATCCAATCGCTCTCATGCGACGGTTGGCAACCCACTCAACATACTGGGACAGCAGTCTCTCATTGAGACCAATCATACTACCATTTTCAAACAGGTATTCTGCCCAATCTTTCTCTTGGTTTACAGCGTCAATAAACATCTGACGCACTGTCTCTTTCTCTTCGATTGCGATCTGCTGCATCTCAGGATCGTCACCCTCTGCCCACTTCTTCAGAATCTTTTGGGTGAGGACAAGGTGCTGGGACTCGTCTCTTGCAATGAGGGAGATGATCTTTGCACTGCCTTCCATAAGCTTAAGCTCTCCAAAAGCAAAACTGCAAGCGAAAGAGACATAAAAACGTATCCCCTCAAGAATGTTAACATTTGCAATCGCCAAGTAGAGTTTGCGTTTGACATCCTTCATAGTCCACTCAGCTGAGGGTGATCCCTTCCAGTCAGGCTCCCACATACTACCTTGTGCCCAGTCTGTAGCAGCATCAATGAATTCATTATATGCTTTACATACAGAGCGAGCACGATCAAGGATGCGATCGTTATCTAGTACAGTATCAAAAACTTCTGATGCATCTGGGTATACATTCTTAATGATGTGAGTGTAGGAGCGTGAGTGAATCTGCTCCATGAATTCCCAGACACCCATGGCACCTTCCAACTCAGGAAGTGAGCAGTAAGGTGAGAATGCCATGCCAGGTCCACGACCTTGCACAGAGTCCAGGAGAATCTGATACTTAAGATTAGATGTATAGATGTGCTTCTGCTGATCGTTGAGAGTCTTATAGTCTGCACGATCTTTCTGCAGGGAAACCTCTTCAGGTCTCCAGAAGTATCCCAGTTGAGTCTGTGTCAGCTTATCAAAGTCAGGATACTTGTACTCGTCATAACGTTGCATCCCCAAGGGTGCTCCAAAAAACATTGGTTGCTTCTTGGTGTCTACTTTCTTTTCGTTAAATACCGTTACTCCCATCTGTGCTCCCATTAGTGCCGTAGTTTGCTTCATAAAATAAAAAAGAATTGATCCTTGGAGACACCTCTAAGGATCTACAACACTCCAAGTAGGAATCAAATTCCTCTTGGAGTTCTTTGCATAACGTGATCGTGACTTGTTTAGACATTGCAAGCATCGCATTCTGCTTCGTTACCTTCATCAATCTCTTTCAAGATGTCTTCTAGTTTACGAGCAGTCTCTTCAACATCAGAGTCCTTCTTAGCATCGTATGTATTTTGATAGTAAGAGGTCTTCCAACCATACTTATATGTAGTCAAAAGATCATTTGCCATCACCGATACAGGTACTTGATTGTTGGGATAATTCTCTGGGTTGTAAGACCAATTGCCAGAGATCGCTTGATCAAAGAATTTCTGCATCACAGCGACAATCTTAACATACCCTTCGTTAGATGGCATGTCCCACAACAAAGTATAGTTATTCTTCAGTGTAGTGTATTGAGGAACAATCTGCTTAAGAGGTCCCTTCTTTGATTTTTTAATGGACAGGTAGTCGCGAGGCGGCTCGATTCCATTGGTTGCGTTTGACACAACGGAGCTGCTTTCCGATGGCATTTGTGCGGACAGTGTTGAGTTCCTGAGACCGTATCGGATGATATCATTCCTAAGACTATCCCAATCATAGTGGTATTCTGGCGCGGTGATTTCATCTACTTCTTTCTTGTATGTATCAATAGGCAGGATGCCATCAACATACTTGGTGCGAGGGAATGCATCACATGCACCGACCTCTTTGGCAAGCTCGTTAGATGCCTTGAGAAGATTGAATTGGAATGCTTCTGTCAGTCGATGTACTTCATCGTATGCTTCTTGATCATCATACTTCAATCCTTTCTTGGCAAGGTAGTGTGCCAGACCGATGTAACCAATGCCCAAGGAGCGCCTTGAGAGGGTGCTACGCTTAGCAGCAGCAACTGGGTAGGACTGGTAGTCAATCAGAGCATCGAGACCACGGACTGCCAGGTCACAAAGGTTTTCCATCTCATCAAGATTCTTCATCTTGCCGATGTTAATTGCAGAAAGAATACAGAGAGCAATCTCTCCTGCAGAATCATCAATGTGATCAATAGGATCTGTGGGGAGAGTGATCTCCTGACACAGGTTAGACATATTCACCTTGTCCTTGAAGGACGAGTGAGTATTGCAGTGATCGATATTCATAATGTATACGCGACCAGTCTCTGCTCTCTCCTTCAGCAGGTCAGTGATCAGGGTTTGAGCGTTGACTGTATTGCGGGGGATTGATTCATCTGATTCGTAGCGTAGATACATGCTGTCAAAGCTACGAGTCCCGAAAGCGTCGTAAAGACCAGGGACATCATGAGGACTGAAAAGTGAAATCTCTCCGTTTGAGATGAAACGCTCATAGAATAGTTTGCTGAATTGAATTGAATAGTCAAGTTTCCTCACGCGATTGTCTTCAGTGCCCTTGTTATTTTTAAGGACGATAATATCTTCTATCTCTTTATGCCAGATAGGAAAGTGGACTGTCGCTGACCCACCTCGGACGCCGTTTTGAGTGCAGCATCGTACAGTTGACTCAAACTTTTTGAGGAAGGGGACCACACCTGTGTGTGCCACCTCTCCGCCTCGGATCTTGCTGTTGATACCACGGATTCTGCCTGCGTTGATACCGATTCCCGCACGTTGAGCAACGTAGTAACCAATAGCCATGTCACTACTAAAGATGCTATCGAGGGTGTCATCAACATCAACAAGAACACAGCTTGCAAATTGTCGAAGTGGAGTTCGCACTCCCGCCATGATAGGTGTGGGAATG